TCGCCGCCCTGCTCGAAGGTCTTGGTGCCCGAACGCTTCCACTTGCGGCGCTCGTTGCCATCCTCGTCGGTCCAGCGGCGCAGGCTGATCTTGATCACATGCCCGCAGGAGTTGCGCGTGTACTCGTAACGCTGGATCTCGGGGTTGACGCAGTTGGCGCAGAAACCGCCGGCTTCGAAGATCAGCTCGTCGCCGTTGACCAGCTTGGCGTGGTCGCCGCGCAGCGTGATCGTGGTCGGGGTCTTGGCTATGATGGTGTAGGCTTCGATGTCGGACCACACCGAGACGCTGACGCCGTCGCCGATGTCGAGGGCGCTGATGGCGTCGGCTGCGGCGTTGATCTCGGCGGTGCGCTCAGCGATCCACGGGCGGGCGAAGGTGGTGATGGCGTTCATGGTCATGTCTCCGGTCAGGTCAGGGTCGATGGTCAGGCGTGGATCAGACGAAGTCTTCGAGCAGCAGGCAGGCTTCGCGCGCAGCCAGCCAGCACTTGTCGTCGATCAGCTTCTGGATCTGGCGGAACTGCTCGTACTCGGCGGTGCCAGCCTGCAGCTTGCGCTCACGGAGCTCGTCGTACAGGCGGTCGGAGAGAGCCGACGTCAGGGCGCGGATGCAGAAGAGGGCTTCGCGGACGTCGCGCAGGGTTTCGAACTTGGCGTTGTTGGCGTTCTCGTAGGTGAAGGTCGCTTCGGTCATGGTAGGCTCCTGTGCGCTGGGCGTTCCTCGCCCGGTGGCAAATCTATCTCATACCTCGACCCCGAAGTCAAACGATTCATGCAGCTCAGCACGCATTCATTGCGCTCGCCTGTCTGAAAGCTGCATGAGCGGAAGGGCTGTCGGTTGGTGGCCGCCCACTCAACATCAGCCTTAGATAGCCTTTTCTCGCCCCGGAAACGCGCCCTACAGCGCGAAGATCGATTGCCGTGGGGCTATGCTGCGGACGGCAGGCCGACGCGCTGTACGGGCCTCTGAGCCGCCCTGCCGCCGCGCCCTCCGCGCCTGCGTCCTCGAGCCTGACAGCCTGCGGCAGGCTGGCTCGAGGGCGCAGCTCCCCCAGCCGCCGCGCCCTCTGCGCCTGCGTCCTCGAGCCTGACAGCCTGCGGCAGGCTGGCTCGAGGACGCAGCTCCCCCAGCCACCGCGCCGACGCGCCCGTCAGCCGCAGGCTGTCAGGCTCGACGGCGCGGCTGCCTCGTCAAGTATTGACGAGCGTGCACTAAGTATCGCTCAAGTAATACTCTGCGCGCTGACAGTAAAAAAATTTTCCTTGACAAGTTGCTGCGTTAACTTTTTGTGGATAACTAAATAAAAAAAACTTGCATTGGGGGGTGGCACCCCCCTTGACAACAGGAAACAAAAGGCACCGTAGGGGCCGGTGCCACAAACCCACATACCCCCTAAAAACTGGAGCAAAACGGGGGTGGGGTATATTTTTCCTAGGAAAAACATGCCTATCCGCCGAAGGGGGTATACCCCCAATTGACTGTGAGGGCGGGGTGGGGGTATGTCGGCGGCGGACGGCGCCTTTGCGTCTAGGGGGCGGGGATTCTCATGGTCCATCTCCGGGTGGGCTGGATGCGTATCGTAACAGGCGCACTGCCCTGCCCCCTTTACACCCACGCACAGGCCGGCTACAGGAATGGCCATGAACACGACAGCGCCTCGACCGACGACCTGAGGGCGTAGCCACTGGCTACGCTCGGATCTGGGTGTAGCTCAAGTGGTAGAGCGCCTGCCTTGGGAGCAGGAGGTTGTAGGTTCAAGTCCTGTCACCCAGACCAGTTTGAAATCGAAGTAGAAGAGAAGATAGACCGTGGGTGCGCGTGGGAGTACAGCGCACATCTGGCCCGGAACCCGAAACGGCTGACGATTGCCTGAGATGGCATGAAACGCGAAAGCGTCCCGTGGAGTCCTCCGATCCGGGGAATAACTGAGGACCTGAGGCCCACATACCCACGATCTATCTTCTTTTATGGAAGCTATCACCCAGACCAACATATCGAGGGTAGTTATGGGCGACGATGTCGAAGCGATGAAGTCCAACCGCAAGCTGCAGTCGGCCATGAAGAAGCGCCGGCTTGAGGCTGAGCACAATGAGCGGATGGAGAAGCTGTACGCTTATTACGCCGGCACCGAGGTTCCCCTCAGTCGCGTGGCGCAGCGCCTCGGCGTGGGCGAGATGGTTGCGATGAAGAAGCTGTCAGACTATGGGCGTCGTGTTTCGCCGGATTAGCTTATTTTCTTGTAGCAGAGCATCTCACTTTAAGGTAGTGTTCTTCCTCTCGGCGAGGAAGTATTATGCCCACGCACAAAACGTACCCATGCCTAAACTGCGGAGTCACAGTTACTCGGGTGAACACGATGGGCAAGTATTGTTCGAACAAGTGCCAGCATGCGCACACCAGAGCGCAGAAAGTCACTTGCGGAACAGCAAGCCATGCCTCCGTCAGGCGGTACCTTTTGGACACTCGCGGGAGGCAATGTCAAGAGTGCGGCATTGAAGGATGGAACGGCAAGGCGCTGACATTCGAGCTTGAGCACATTGACGGGAACGGGGACAATAACAACCTTATCAACCTATTGATACTATGCCCGAACTGCCACTCGCAGACGGATACGTACAAAATCCGCAATAGGGGTAACGGCCGTCACCAGAGAAGGGTGCGGTACGCCGAGAAAAAGAGTTTTTAGGCTTCAGAAGCATTGCTGGCGATGCGCCGGATTTGTAACCCGGAGACAGGGGGTTCGATTCCCTCCTGAAGCACCACTCGATCCCCACATCCGGCACCATTCTCTTCTGTCACTTCCCAAGAGGCGGCTGATCCATTACATATTGGGCCGTTACGCGAAGAGACGAGAGCTATGCCCAAAAAACCACCAGCCGAGCCGAGACTCTCGAAGAGCCCGTTGGCGCGCATGCGCCCTGACGGCGGGGTTATTCCGCTCCCTACGCCTGCGCACGAATACGACGACGTGACGGCCGCGATGGTCGAGCGCCTGCGCGCTGGTGGCCTGCGCAAGGATCAGGTGGCCAAGCTGGTCGGGGTGAGCCTGCCCACGGTCGAGAAGTATTACGGCGAAGAGATGCAGGCCGGCACGTCGTCCCTGATGACGAAAATCGCCTCGAACATGGCCGTCATCGCGCAGGATCCGGGGCACAAGCAGTCTGTCGTGGCCGGCAAGTTCATGCTGAGCCGGCTGATGCCCGAGGTGTTCAGCGAGAAGCAGCAGATCCAGTTTCTGGGCAAGGACGGTCGGCCGATTGACCCTCAGCAGACGACCACGCTCGACCCTTACCAGTTGACCGACGAGCAGCGTTACGCGCTGCGCGAGGCGGTGTCCGGCGTGCTGCGCGAGGCCATCGACGAGGCCAGCGGCTATCGGCAGTCTCAGGTTCCGGAGGCTGACTACACGATGATTTCGGACGGGACCGACGAGGCGGAAGTCGAAGAGATCGACGACGAATGAGCCGGTTGATCGACATTGGGGGTGGGGTTCTGATCGACCCGAGCGAGCAGCTTCGGCTTCTCGAGCGGTACGATTACGAGAACAGCCTCTATGACTTTCTGGTCGGCGCGTGGCAGCACATTGACGCCTCGCCGTGGAAGGACGGCTGGCCGATTGAGGCTGTGGCCGAGCACCTGCAGGCCGTGGTCGATGGCGACATCAAGCGGCTGGTGATCAACATCCCTCCGCGTATGGGCAAGTCATCGATCACGTCTGTGGCCTTCCCGGCTTGGACGTGGGCGCAGACGGAACGGTCGGCCACCTCGGGGCCTCAAGTCCAGTTCCTCTGCGCCTCATACGGTTCGTCTCTGGCGATGCGCGACTCCGTGAAGTGCCGCCGACTGATCGAGAGCCCGTGGTACCAGCGGTATTGGGGCGACCGCTTCAAGCTGACGTCCGACCAGAACACCAAGGGGCGCTTCCTGAACGATCAGCGCGGCGAGCGCCTGATCACCTCGGTCGATGCGAAGATCACCGGCGAGGGCGGCTCGATCATCATTGTGGACGACCCGAACGCGGCGAATGAGGCCTTCTCGGAGGCCAACATCCAGTCCACGATTGACTGGTGGGACGGGACGATGAGCACCCGCCTCAACGACCAGAAGACCGGCGCGATGATCGTGATCCAGCAGAGGCTGGCCGAGAACGACTTGACCGGCCACATCCTCGACAACGACACCGAGGGCGAGTGGACCCACCTTGTGCTGCCGATGCGGTACGAGTGGGAGCGCCACTGCTCGACGGTCATCGGTTGGGAAGACCCCCGCGGCTGCGACGACGACGGAGAGCCGCTGGTCAAGATCGGTGAGACAGGGGTCCGTGAGCCTGTCTCGCACAAGGCCGAGGTGGCTCTGAAGGAGCGGCAGGGCGAACTGCTGTGGGATGAGCGGTTCGGCGAGAAGGAAGTGGCCCGTCTGGAGCGCGTGCTGGGGCCGTATGGCGCCGCCGGCCAGTTGCAGCAGCGCCCCGACCCGCCGGGCGGCGGCGTGATCAAGCAGGAGTGGTGGAACCTGTGGGAGCACAAGGCCTATCCGGGGATGGATTTCATCTTGGCATCCCTCGATACCGCCTACACCACCGTCAATTCCAATGACTTCTCGGCCTTGACCGTCTGGGGTGTGTTCACCGAAGACTTCAAGGCGCAGGAGATCCGGTCCTTTATGAAGGGATCGGGGGCCAGACAGGTCGAGCGCACCTACGTTGAGGGCTCGCCGAAGCTGATGCTGATGCACGCGTGGCAGGAGCGGCTCGAGTTTCACCAACTGATCGAGAAGGTGGCCGACACCTGCCGGCGTTTGCGTGTAGATAAGCTGCTGATTGAAAATAAGGCCGCGGGTATTTCTGTGTCGCAGGAAATGCGGCGACTGTATAGCAGCGCAAGCTGGGCTGTTCAGTTGTCCGATCCGAAGAGTATGGACAAGCTATCGCGCCTCATTTCTATTCAGCATCTTTTTGCAGAGGGTTTGATCTTTGCGCCTGACTATTCGTGGGCGCAGGAAGTCATCAATCAGGTCGCGATGTTCCCGAAGGGGAAGCACGACGACTTGGTCGATACTGTGAGCATGTCGATCCGACACTTGCGCGATCTGGGGCTTCTGACCCGCACCGCGGAACGAATGGAGGAACTTGAGTCGCTGAAGGTGTACCCCGGCAAGGGGCCGGTGCCGCTATATCCGGCGTGATGGAGGGCGTTATGAACGAGTATGAGAGTGGGATCTTTGCCTTCGAGAAGGTGGTTTCCGGCGTTTTGGGGAAGACGAATGCGTCCCTTGAGGAGGCGGGCGTCGAATTTCGGATTGAGCGGTCCGACCAGATGGATGCGCGCCTTGCGGCCGACCGCGAGGCTGTCCGCGAGGCGGTTGGCGGGGCAATTTTCACCGCACGACTGAACGCGCAGCGCACCGAAGACCTGCGCCGGCGGTTGCTCGAAGAAATCGGCCGCGTTGACCATATTGCGGGGCTCGTCACCGAACAAAGTGCAAGAATGAGTCGCCTCTGGACCGAATTTGCTGCTATACCGGTCGCATTTCTTGAGATGGTCGGCGAAAAAGAAGAGGAAAAGGGCGTTGATGGACCCGAATAATCGCATCCTGTGTCATGCGACGGTTGACAGTGTGTCTGATTGCACTTGGGAGGTGACCGTCTGGGGCGAAAGTCCATTTGACGTCACCAGAATCTATACTCTGACGGCGAAAGATGATAATTCAGCCGCGTTCGAGGGCATCGAACGCTTCACCGCGGAGATGGAAGACGTCCGCGCAGGCAAATCGAAGGATTGAACATGGATAACGGCCTCGGTGCTCCCCTGATGAACATGCGAATGCCGGGGCCGGATCAGGAAGACCCCGATCTGGACTCGATTGTTATCTCCGACGCCGATCCCGAGCCCGACACCCACAAGGAAGACGACAAGGGCAACGTCATCGAGATCGAGCACGCCGATGGATCGGTGACAATCTCGCTCGATGACTCGCCTTTGATCTCGGGCGAGGGCGGTGCCGGCGACGATGGCGGCTGGTTCGACAATCTGGTGGACAAGATCGACCCGATGGAGCTCTCGGCCATCTCCGAGACCCTGATCCGCGGCATCGAAGAGGACATCGAGAGCCGCAAGGACTGGATCGAGGACCGCACGCAGGGCCTGAAGCTGCTTGGCCTCAAGGTCGAGCTGCCGGGCGTCTCTGGCGCCTCCGACGGCGCCCCTGTCGAGGGTATGTCACGCGTCCGCCACCCGCTTCTGCTCGAGGCCGTGCTGCGCTTTCAGGCCAACGCGCGCTCCGAGATGCTTCCGACCGACGGTCCGGTGAAGATCCGCGTCGATCAGGTGTCCGACACCCTACAGACCGACCAGTTGGCCAACGCTCTCGAGCGCGACTTCAACCATTACCTGACCTCCACGGCCACCGAGTATTATCCCGACACCGACCGCATGCTGCTGATGCTGGGCTTCGGCGGCACGTCCTTCAAGAAGGTCTACTACTGCCCGCTGCGCAACCGGCCGGTGTCCGAGACCGTCGATGCCGACGACCTGATCGTCAACAACGACGCGACCGACCTCGACAACGCTAAGCGCATCACGCACCGGCTGATCATGCGGCCGTCCGTTGTGCGCCGCATGCAGATCCTCGGCGTCTACCGCGACGTGTCGCTGGGCGAGGCCAAGCCGCGCAACCTCGACTCGTTCCAGCGCGAGGAGAAGGAGCAGCAGGGGCTGGCGCCTGAGGCATCGAACCCCGAGGACCGCGACCGCGAGATCTACGAGTGCTACTGCGAGCTCGACCTCAAGGGGTTCGAGCACAAGTACAAGGGCAAAGTCTCCGGCCTCGAAGTGCCCTACTGTGTTACTATTGACGTTTCGTCGCGCGAGATCCTTTCGATTGTACGCAACTACGATCAAGAGGATCCCGACAATCTGCCCGAAGCACGCAAAGTATTCGTCAAGTATACTTTCGTGCCGGGCATCGGGTTCTACGACATTGGCCTGCTCCACATCTTGGGGAACACGACAAACGCTATCACGGCTGCTTGGCGTGAGCTGCTGGACGCGGGGATGTACTCGAACTTCCCCGGCTTCCTCATGGCCGACACGGGGGCGAGGCAGAACACGAACATCTTCCGCGTTCCTCCGGGGGGTGGCGCGTTGGTGAAGACAGGCGGCCTGCCGATCAAGGACGCCATCATGCCGCTGCCGTACCAGCCGCCCAACGTCGCGATGATGCAGTTGGTGCAGGACATGGCCCAGACCGGCATGCGGATTGGTGGCACGTCGGAGCTTCAGGTCGGCGAAGGCCGGGCTGACGCGCCAGTGGGGACAACGCTGGCCTTGATCGAGCAGGCCACCAAGGTTCTGGACTCGGTGCACAAGCGCATGCACGCGGCTCAGGCGCAGGAGTTTCAGGCCCTGAAGCAGCGGTTCCGCGAGTACCCGAACAGCTTCTGGGAGCGCAACAACCGGCCAAATCAGGACTGGGATCAGCAGACCTTCCTGCAGGCGCTGGAGAACTGCGATCTCGTCCCGCAGGCCGACCCGAACACCGCTTCGCACGGCCAGCGGGTGATGAAGATCATGGCCCTGAAGCAGCTCCAGCAGCAAAACCCGTCGATGTACGACCCGATTGCGGTCGATACCGCGGCGCTGCAGGCAATCGGCTGGAGCAACCCCGAGCAGTTCCTCGTGCCGCCGAACGCGCAGGCCGCGCCGCCGCCCGAGTTGATCCAAGCTCAGGCCAAGATGAAGAACGACGAGACGGACGCTCAGGCGCGGATGATGGAGGCGCAGGCCAAAGTCGCCGAGACGCAGGCCAAGATCCAGCAGGGCGCCTTCGCGCCGAAGCCGCAGGGCGGGCTGGGTGGCCCGGCTCAGCCGCAGGAACCGACGCCGATGCAGCTTGCGGAACTCAAGATCAAGCAGATGGATGCTGCGACCCGCGCTGAGGCCGTCGGGATCAAGCACCACGACACGATGGTCGAGGACCAGAACCGCGATCTGGACCGCCAGAGCCGCGAGCGTGTCGAGCTGATGCAGTTGGCCAAGGAAGTCTTGACCCACCCTGAAGGCGTTGCAGGCGCCGAGCGTGGCGTCAGCAAGCTCAAGAAGGACGTCAGCGAATGAAGCTCGACCCCAAAGCCATCTCCCGCGCGCTGAACATTGCGAAGCGGATCGGGGAGAACATCGACCCCGGCTTTGGGGGCGTCAATTTTCCCAAGGTGGGAACTGGCGTGCCTCTGGTGCGCAAGTCCGGTGGGCGCACGGGGTACTCCGACGGCGGCTCACAGGGCGACCCGCGGCTGGGCCAGCAGCATGCCGAACCTGAGCCGGATTACTCCGCTCCCGACAGCTACATGAACATGTACAGCAAGGCGGCCGACGTTGCCTCCAAGCTGCCGATGAAGCAGGCCTCGCCCGAGCAGTGGAAGGCCACGCTCCTGAACAAGGGCGTGAAGCCGGCTGAGCTCAAATGGTCCGAGTTCGACAGGCGGCTCGGAGACAAGCCGACGGTGAGCCGCGAAGAAGTCGCGCGCCACTTCGACATCTATCAGCCCGACATCCACAAGACCGAACTGCGCGGGCCTGACACGAAATACAGTGCACACACCTTGCCGGGGGGTAAGGAATACCGAGAGGTTTTGCTCCACGAAGCCAATCCGGACGAAACGCGCCATCTGTCTTCGCATTGGACGCAGGTCGGCGGAAATTATAATCCTTGGGATGACACGGATGAACCCGAAGATATTCCCGACGTCTACGTTCACGCCCGCCTGAAGGATCGCGAAACACCCGACCGAAAGAAGGTTCTGCATGCCGAGGAGCTGCAGAGCGACTGGGGGCAGGAGGGGCGCAAGAAAAGCGACGGGACCGGCGGCTTCCGCGACCCGGATTGGAGAAAGGTGCGGCAGGATACCGAGGCGCAGGACCGCTTCAAGGATTACATCCGCGACCTGTCGCAGCGCACGGGCATGCACATCGAGCCCGAGCGCCCTTATCCCGATATTTACGATGCTGCCAGAAAGACGGGGGAGCTGGAACAGGTCTTCGAGCATGGCCGTAACGTGAAGGCGGAAAGAGAAGCCAACCTCCGCCGCCTGAACGTGCCTGTTGAAGGCCCTTATGTCGGCAGCACCAACGACTGGGTCGATCTCGGCCTGAAGCACCTGCTCTCGCACGCCGCGGCGAATGGCCATGAGCATCTGGCGTGGACGCCGGGTGACATGCAGGCGACCCATTACCGTGAAGACAACGAGACCAAGCAGGCTGCCCGCGTCAAGGGCATGCAGAAGTTCTACAACGAGATCGTGCCGAACCGCTTGCTGAAGCTGGCGCGGATGCACGATCCCGAAGCGCGTCTGGGAACCGTTCAGACCAAGGAACCGGAACGCGCTTCCAGCGACCCTCGCGGCTCCTACACCCTTCCCTCGCTCGAGATCACGCCGCGGATGCGCGAGAGCATTCTCAAGCACGGCTTTTCGGCCTACGCCAGCGGTGGCTCGGTCGAGGGATATGAGGATGGCGGCACGCCTGAACCTCACCCGCTGACCAACCCGGTCTATCACGGCACCAAGGGCGAATCGGTTTCGTCCCCGATGGCCAGCGGGTTCAATATGGAGATGTTTGACGCCCAGCATCCCTCACTGGATTACAATGCCGAGAACGTGACGGCTCTCGCGCTTGGGCCGCACGTTGCGCGTGACCCCAACATTTCCGGCGACTACCGCTTCACCACGGGGGAGGAGCACAAAGAAGGCGGGCGCAAGCCGCTGTACGCCCAAGGTAAGGTGATGATGCTCAACACCTTCCCCGATGAGAAGTTCTTCCCCGTCAAGCAGAAGCTCAATGACGACGGATCGCCTATTCGCTTCAGAGAAGACAATGACGACAATGCCGTTTACAACACCGTTTATGCGGACGTGTTCCGACACAACCCAAAACTTGCCCACGAAGTTTTGACAGGTCACGGGTACGACCCAGAGACGGCCAGCGAATATGTGAAGGGCTTCCAGTCCGGCAAACCCTTTGCCGACCCCTACATGGGTTCTTCCCGGTTTCCGTATCGGGATATTGAGCACTTCCTCTCAAGCCACAGGACGTTGAAGCCGGGTGAGCGCAATATCAAGAAGGTGGTGAAGGATTTTCGCAAGCGCATGCGGGATCGGGGATACGTTGGCCTCAGCTACATCAACACCGACGATGACGAAACCGCGAACGCCGAAGACAGGAAGTGCTACATCGTGTTCCCTCAGCGTGACAAGCAGACCGGCTGGTACCCCCTGCGGATGAAGCACGCTGCCTATGATCCGCAGGAAAAGGCTAGTTCGGTTTTGACCCGCGCTGACGGCGGCGAGACCGACGCGCCTATGGCCATGTCTGCTGCTCGCGAAAATGTACCCGGCATCACTGTTTCTCCGCGCCCCGGCAAGATGGGTGGCTACCCCGTCCGTGAAGGCACAATGGATGAGCATGAGCCTTGGACATACGCAGCAGAGCCGGGCGAGCACATGCCTTCGCCCCCTCCAATTCAGGAGCCGGTGTACAATTCTCCGCGCCTTGATCGCCTGCACAGGCTGACGGCGCCAATTTTCAAAAGCAAGGGCTTCAACGACCTCGTTTATGATCTGACCGGCCTTCGCAACCTGAAGGTCAGCCCGATTCATGGGACGTGGAAGGGCGAGGCCGAGCCTTCTTTTCATATCAGTCACCCCGACCTGACTGCCGAGCATGTCAGCAAGCTTGCGCCGTTGCTGGGGTTTGGTTTCCAGCAGGATGCGGTGGTCCACCATCACCACAACGCGGACCAGCAGGGTGACGGCATCCCGGCATATTATATCGGGAAGGGGTCAAAGCTTTCCCCTAAGGATTTGCAGAGGATCACGGAAGCCGCCCAGAAGGAGGGGCTTGATTACTCGCAAACTTCTGATGGCAGGGGTGTAAAGTTTTTGCATTTCGGTGATGATGGCGAAGACCTTGACAGGTTCGACAGATCTGTCGATAACATCGCCAACGCATCGGGCTTGCCGCACAGGCATATCGTTAAGACTTCAGGAGACCTTCAAAATGCGCAGGACTATCTCCCCGCAATCTTTGGCTCGGTGGGAGGAGCGGGCGAAGGCGAGGGGATGGACTCACGCCCCGCACGATCACCCCATCTATTCGGAAGGATCGTCGATCACGTTCTTGCACCATACGCCAAAGCCGTCGCATCGGAAGGGTACCGGATCTCACCCGAAAGGCTAGCGGAGACATACGGGCTGACTCCGGAGGAGACGGAGAAGGTCCGCACGGCCATGCTGCCGAAAGGATCGGCTGATCGAACCACCGTTCCCCTGATGAACGGTGAGGAGCCGCTCGATGTCCGCCCGACCGGGGCGAACGGCAAAGCCAACGTCGGCGACGTTCTTTTCGCACTGCAAAATCGTGCCGCGCGTCACGGCACGATCAACCCCGGCGACCACAGCCCTCAGGCGATGGATAGAATCGCTTCGGACGTGGCCAAAGAGGTGAAGTATCATACCGATACGGCCGGAAAGTCGGCCATCGGTTGGTACGACAGCGCCCTCAAAAAAGCGATGTCGCAGTACGAGGATCATTTTCCAGAGCTGAAGAACAACAAGGACGCGCAAGCTGCCTTCAAGGCGATCCTTGGGATCACCTCGCAGGGGCAGGATGTCTTCCAGAACTCGGGCCATACCATTCGCGCATATGACTTGCTGCGCAAGGGGGTCCCAATCCCTGATGTCGTCAAAAAGCTTCGCGGCACCTTTGGAGACAAGACCCGAGCGATTGAGACCAACCTCATGAAGCTGCACGACCTGTCCCAGAAGGCGGGCGGCTACGACGCGTTGAGCAATGTCCTCAACAAAAAGATGAGCGTCTCAGACTGGAACAAGTACCTGAAAAACAACCCAAGCCTCCATTTCGATGGAGAGCCGTTGGGGATGAAGGGGGGTAGCAATCAGAAAGTCACCGGCTGGACGGTTTTTGGCCCGAAGATCGGTTCGTTCATCAACAACCTGAATGGCGACTATTCCACCCTGACGGCCGACCTTTGGTTCAGCCGCACTTGGAACCGCCTGCTGGGCCACAACTTTATTCACACCCCAGAAGTCGAGGCCAAGCAGTATCGCGACTTCCGCGATGCCCTCGTCGCCGAGCATGCCCATCACAATCCAGACGAGGCATTGCCTGAGGCATCGCCATACAAGACCTCTGCGGGCAAGGTGAAGATGGACACCAGCGGCCGCCCGCAACCTTGGCTGCACGGCAATGACGTGGGGTCTTTGGGCCGTGACGAGATGGACAGCCTTGTCAATGATCCGGAGAAGATGCTGAGCTTGGCGCAGCAGGCCAACGACCTGTACCGGAAGGGCGGGTACAAGGGCAAAAGCGACCTTCGGCGTCGAGCCAAGAACTGGATCGAGAATCGCGAAAACCCCGTTGCTGCGCCGCGCGGCGACCTTGAGCGAGATTTTCAGCAGAACACCATCGAAAAGGCCCAGAAAAAGCTCAAGAAGCAAGGCCTAGACATCAGTGTCGCGGACATTCAGGCCGCGCTGTGGTTTCATGAAAAAGACCTCTTCAACAAGCTCGGGGTTGCATCCGAGAAGGCGAAGCCTGCGGATTACTCTGACGCCGCCGCCAAGATGCTCGCGCAGTACGCCGCCAATAGACCGGCTCCTCGCCCCAAGAAGTACATCGGGGGAGGATTGACAAGCCGAGCGCCGCTTCATGTGCCAAAGGATGCCGTCGAAAGAGCACTTCTTATTGCGCGAAAGATGAGGTATAGCTGACGCGTTGTGCCTCTTCTTCCAGTTTTCAACTATACCGCACTTGCCCACTACGCGGTGACTACACGGAGACAGTAATGTCCGAACACCTGAAGCAAGCCCGCAAGTCCATGAAGGACAAGATCTCGCGCTACATGGAAAAGGGCGAGGGCGCGGTTGACGCTTCGGGGTACGTCGTCCCCGACTTCCTGAACGTGGGCGTGAAGACCGGCGCTCGGCCGCTGACCCGCAAGCTGTACAAGCGCGGAGGCTCGGTCAAGGCTACGGGCACCGAAGCCGAAGGCAAGAAGGCCAAGCACCACGCTGGCCGCAAGGCGCGCAAGAGCGGTGGCGCCAGTGTAGTCAAGGACTACATCAACCGCGACCAGCGCGAAGCCAACGAAGATCGCGAGGGCGTCAAGCACCTCGGCGCCTACAAGCGCGGCGGGCGTACCAAGAAGGCTGACGGCGGCCTGATGGGGCCGGGCCTGTATGGCATGCAAAGCCAGCCCACTTCGAGCCGCATGAGCAAGGCCGCCGGCCTGAAGCGCGGCGGCCGCGCTGCCGGCGGCGAAGCTTACGACGATTCTGACATGGATGACGGCATGGATTTCGGCGCCGCCAAGCGCGGTGACGTCAAGACCATCTACCCGCCGAAGACCCCGATCAAGACCCGGCCGCTGCCCAGCCAGCAGCCGAAGCCGCGCCCGTTCAACGATCCCGATGGCGAGCGCATCCCCACCGACGCCGACGTCAAGCGCATGATGGGCTATAAGCGCGGCGGCAAGATGCCCATGAAGGAGTGGGAGGGCTCGCGCAAGGATCTGGTCGAGGATAAGAAGCTGGCCAAGAAGCACTACATGACCTTCAAGGAGTGGGAAGCTTCGGATCTCGACAAGAAGCACGACAAGCAGCAGAACATGAAGGGCCTGAAGCGCGGCGGCTCGGCTGACCATCCCCACGGCTGCCGCTGCGAGCGGTGCTGGGGCGGTCGCGCCAAGCGCGCCTCGGGCGGCGGCAACTGGATCAAGGAAGCCGTCAAGCATCCCGGAGCCCTTCACAAGTCGCTGGGCGTCTCTGCGGGCGAAAAGATCCCGGAGAAGAAGCTCCTTCGCGCCGAACACAGCAGCAACCCTGTGACGGCCAAGCGCGCTCGCCTCGCCGAGACGCTGAAGAAGCTCCCGCACAAGAAGGGTGGAGGCTCTCTCTCGGTCAGTGACGGTGAATTGGAAGGCACTCGTCCGACCGGTGACCGCCTCGCCCGCAAGGCTGGTGGCCGCGCCAAGGGCAAGACCAACATCAACATCGTGATCGCGACTGGCAAGGGCCAGCAGCCGATGGGCGGCCTTGGCCCCCAGCCCGGCATGCCGCCTCAGCAGCCGATGGGCCGCCCTGTGCCTGTCGCGCCTCCGGCTGGTGCTCCGGCCGCCGGCGCTCCGATGCCGATGCCCATCCCGATGCCGATGCCTTCGGGCGCCCCTGCCGGGGCACCTCCGATGGGTCGCAAGTTCGGTGGCCGCAGCACTCACAAGGAGCATCGCCTGCTCCACAAGAAGTAAGGAGAAAGGGCGTCCCCGAGGGGGCGCCCATTCATTATGATGAATATCAGCACACTATTCGAAGCCGAACTGAAGAAGATGATCGACGAGGAGCTGCAGCGAATTGCAGAAAAACTCCTCGTGGGCTTTTCAATTGACGACATGGGCCAATATAAGCACGAGACGGGGCGAGTCGCCGCCCTGCGATGGATCTTGGACGCCTGCGACGAAGTGAATGAAATTATTGCCAAGAAGTAGGAGAATACAGTGCCTCATATGATTATGGATCATGAAACGGATCCGAAGAAGCAAATCTGGGACAAGGTCGGGAGCCTCGAGGATTTTGCGATTGCGAACAATCAGGTTCTCGTCGCCATCTACATCCGCCCCGAAAAGACCAAGTCGGGCATCGTCCTCCCCGACAACTACCGCGACGAAGACCGGTATCAGTCGAAGGCCGCCCTCGTCCTCAAGAAGGGGCCTGTCGCCTTCAAGGAAGAGAACCCCGAGTGGTTCGCCGACTTCGACATCAACGTGAACGATTGGGTGGTCTACCGGCCGTCTGATGGCTGGGCCATTACCATCAATGGCGTGCCCTGCCGGATGGTCAAGGACACCTCGATCAACATGCGAGTCCCCGCCCCTGACGCCGTTTGGTAAGGAATACGATTATGGAAGAAGAAGTGATGGAGCCGCTCGAGGTCATCCTCGACGACGAAGCCCCCGAGGCCGACAAGGTTGAGGTTCAGGTCGAACAGGATCCGCCGAAGCCGGATATGATCGAGCCGGAAAAGGGCATCGAAGCCCTGCGCCAGCGCCTTGAGGCCGAGCAGAACGCCCGCATCGAGGCTGAGCGCCGCGCTCAGGCTGAATCGGAGCGCGCCTTCCGCGCGCAGAACGAAGCCCAGACCACGCAGTTGCACCTGATCAGCAACAGCATCGACAGCTACCGCCAGAACTCCGAAGTGCTCAAGGCGAACTACGCCTCGGCGATGGAGAACGGCGACTACAGCCAAGCCGCTGCGATTCAGGAAGCGATGGCGCGCAACTCGGCCGAGCTTCTCATGCTCGAGCAGGGCCGTGACACGATGCAGGCGGCGCCCAAGCCGCAGGCGCCGACTTATCAGCCCCCGCAGCCCTCGGATCCCGTCGAGGCCTTCGCTGCTCAGTGCACGCCGCGCTCGGCCGACTGGGTTCGCGCGCACCCCGATTACGTGACCAACCCGGCCCTGCAGCAGCAGATGTTCGCGGCCCACCAGTTCGCTGTGGCCTCGGGCAATCCGGTCGATAGCCCGGCCTATTTCTCGGCCGTTGAGCGCGTGCTCGGCATCGACGACAGCGGCCACGAGACCCCGCGGCAGCGGGCCAGCGCACCGCCGGCCGCTCCGGTCAGCCGGGGCGCTTCGGGCACGGGCGGCTCCCGCCCGACCCACGTCACATTGACACCGGCGCAGCGCGAGGCTGCGAGGATGTCGGGGATGACCGACAAGGAATACGCCCAGAGCCTCATCAAAATGCGCCGTGAAGGGCGCATCATTTAACAGGAGTTACAGATGGCACGCGTCCCCCGTAAATCGCCCGTGAAGCGCCTCTCCGCCCAGCGGGCGGCGGCCAATCGGGCTGCAGAAGAAGTCATTGTCGAGGCTGAACCCGAGATTGTGATCGTTCGCGAAGACCTTCGCGCCCCAATCCGCGAGGAAGACCCGCGCGCTCGCGCTGATCGCCGCGCGCAGGAGATCTTGGGCCACGGCTCGTTCTCGGCCGGCACGTCCGACCAGTTCTACATCGATCCGGACTCGATCCCCGACGGCTGGACCTACGAGTGGAAGCGCGCTCAGACGGTCAACAAGAACGAAGACGCCTATGGGATCGAACTGCGCCGCAACGGCTGGGAGCCGGTCCCTTCGGGCCGTCACCCCGAGCTGATGCCTCCGGGCGTCCGCGACGAAACGATCACCCGCAACGGCATGATCCTGATGGAGCGGCCGGCCGAAGTGACCGAGACCGTTCGCCGGATGGAATTGAACGAAGCGCGCGAACTGCAGCGCCTTCCTCACCAACTGGCCGGAGAAAGCCCGCGCGGGACTTTCGAGCGCAGGAACAAGGACTCTTCGCTACACAAAATCAAGAGCTCCTTCGAACCGATCATGGTCCCAGAGAACTGAGTCGTTTCGAAATGAATACTACAGAGGCCCGGTCAAAAGCCGGGCCTTTGTTTATTGACAGAGTATCTTCTGTAGATGTATGAGTCGTGATCACTCCCCCCGGCGTGGGAGACTCGTATTTATTTGGCCTCAGTTGCCCCGGAGCGCGACAACGGTCATCCCACAGGAGTCACCAAAATGGCGAATACTTTTGCGCCCAATGGTTTCGCTCAGTTTCAGGGGACTGGCGCAACGCCGTCTTACGAACAGACCGCGATGGCCATTGCCTCGACCAATACTACTCCGATTTTCCTCAACGACCCCATCGTTCAGGCTTCGAGCGCCTCGACTGGTGTCGGCACTGGTTACATCGCGCAGGCTGCTGCTCCCGTGTCGCTGGCCGTTTCGGGTATCGTGGTTACCGCCGGCGTTGCCGTCGCGACCTTCACAGCCCTGTCGGCCGCCCCGCCGGTCGGCGCCACTGTCGTGTTCACTGGTACAAGCTTCGCCACCGGCGGTAGCTTCAACAGCGCCTACACGATCACAGCCTCCTCGACCACGACCGTCACCTTCACCGTCAACGGCGCCTTCTCGAGCACCCTGACCTTCGGTGCTGCCACCGTGTACGTGCCGGTTGCCGGCGTGTTCACAGGCTGCAAGTACCTCTCGACATCGCAGAAGCGCACTGTCTGGAGCAACTACTGGCCGGGTTCGGACGCCAACGGTGACGTCACCGCCTACGCGATCACTGACCCGAACGCGCAGTTCGTTGTTCAGACCGGCAACAGCAACACCACCGCCACTGCGGTTGGTCTTGCGAACGTCGGCCAGAACATCGGCTTCAGCTACTCGCAGTCGGGTGTGACCACCACCAACGGCAACACCGCTACAGGCATCTCGACCTACTTCGCGGACCAGTACACCCTGTCGGCCAACTCGGCTCAGGGCTACTACGCGAACGCCGTCCTGCCGTTCCGCATCGTTTCGCTCCTGAACTACGTTCCCGGTCAGACCAGCCCGCTGGTCTCGATCAACGGTAGCGACCCGACCACCGCGTACAACAAGATCGTTGTTGGCTTCAACAACGCGATGCCCAACCGCCCCGGCGCTGGTATCTAAGGAGTAAGGCAAAATGGCTGTCAATCTTTCAGCAATTAAAGACCTTCTGCTCCCCGGCCTCCGTGGGGTTGAAGGCAAGTACGAGATGATCCCAACTCAGTACGACAAGATCTTCACGAAGCACGACTCGAAGATGGCGCTTGAGCGCACCGTCGAGATGCGCTTCCTTGGTCTTGCCGCACTGAAGAATGAAGGCGGTCAGACCTCGTTCGACAACGGCGCTGGCGAGCGTTTCGTGTACAACCAAGAGCACAATGAAATTGGCCTTGGCTACGCGATCACCCGCAAGGCCATCGACGACAACCTGTACAAGACCCAGTTCCATCCCTCGAACATGGGCCTCATCGAGTCGTTCCGTCAGACCAAGGAAATCTACGGCGCCTCGATCTTCAACTTCGCCCAGACCTACAACGCGGCGGTCGGTGGTGACGGTGTGGCCCTGTGCTCAACCGCTCACCCGATTGACGGCGGTACGATTGCCAACAAGCCGGTGGTGGACGTCGATCTTAACGAATCGACCCTGCTGAACGCTCTGATCGGCATCCGCACCAACTTCCGCGATCAGGCGAACCTGAAGATCCACGCCCGTGGCCGCAAGCTGATCGTTCCGCCTCAGCTCGAACCCGTCGCCGTCCGTCTGACCAAGACCGAACTGCGTCCGGGTACTTCGGACAACGACGTCAACGCGCTGCACACAGTCGCTGGCGGCCTGTCGGAAGGCTACTTGGTCAACGACTTCCTGACCTCGTCGTATGCTTGGTTCTTGCTGACCAACATCGACGGTCTGTCGTACATGGAACGCATGAAGTTTGAAATGGACATGCAGGTTGACTTTGTGACAGACAACCTTCTTGTCAAGGGCTACGAGCGTTACAGCTTCGGTTACTACAACTGGCGTTCTGTGTACGGTTCGTTCCCGACTTCGTAACTTAAGCAGAAAGGAGAAGCAAAATGTCTATTTCTGCTTTTGCGGGTCCGCTCGTTTCCTTCGGGCAGTCGCCTTATCCGGCGAGTGACTACAACCCGGAGATTGGTCCGTCGCTGTTTTACGCGGGTTCGGGGATCCTTGATCCCCGCACTCCGTACACATACAACCCCGGCCAAGACTTCGGTGCGGCCACCGCTGGCTTCCTCGGCGTGCAGGATGTGGTGTCTCTGAACATCCTCCCTTACACGCTGAGCAAGACTGCGATTGTCACCACCGCTGTCGCCGTCACCGCCAACACGGCGATGACTCTGGCTGCGGCGTCGTCGGCCACCACCGGTATCGCCATCAACCAGTCGATCACTCGCGCCGATACCGGTGCGACGGTCACTGGCCTGATCGGGATCGACGCCTACACCTCGGTGACTGGCTACATCTCGAACGGCACCAGCGGCACCGCCGGCAACATTCTGATCGTCTCGACGGCTTCGGCCGCCCCGCTGACGATTGGCATGGTGATTAGCGGCACCGGCATCGGTAGCAACGTGGTGATCACTGGCTACGGCCCGACCGTCAACGTCTCCAACGGTGGCGCTGGCGCTGGCCTGACCGGCTCGTACACTGTCAGCGGCGCTCCGGTGGCCGCGGGCACAAGCGGCTCGCCAATCACGATCACTGCCTCGCTGGGGAACTCGACGCTGAACGCCATCGCTGCCGAACGCACTCCGTTCGGTTCGGCGGGTACCGTTCAGCTCTGGAACCCGATGGCCCTGACGGCTCGCGCGGTCAGCGTCACGCCGACTTCGGGCACTCCGACTGCCAGCATCAACTTCACCGTCTCGGGCTATGACATCTATGGCTACCCGATGACCGAAGTTATCGCTCTGACGACCGGTTCGACACAGAACACGGCCGTCAGCGGCAAGAAGGCGTTCAAGTTCATCTCCTCGGTCGTTCCTTCGGTGACGGACACTGTGACCTATTCTGTCGGCACCACCGACACGTTTGGTCTCCCGATCCGCTCGGACTTCTTCGGCGATACCTTGATCGTGTACCCCGGAACCGGCTCCACGAACGTGGTGACCTCGGTGACTGGTTACACAGCGGCAGTGACCACAACGGCCACTTCCACCACCGGTGACGTGCGAGGGACATACACTGTGCAGACAGCGTCCTCGACCAACACCAACCGACTGATTGTCCGTCAGTCGCCCGCCCTGTACAACATCAGCTCGGCAACGGGCCTGTTTGGCGTTACTCAGGCATAAGGAGGCCTGTAAATGAAAGGTCGTAAGCATCGCGAGACCGGTGGAGTGAATGAGGCCGACGAAGACCTCAAGAGCAAGCCGGAACGCTACAACGAGAGCCGCGTCGAAGGCGAGGCTGAAGAACGCAAGCATGGTGGCCGCGCCAAGCATCGCGAAAAGCGTCGTCATGGGGGCCACGTCGCCCATCACGAAAAGCACGAGATGCACAAGGAGCACGAAGGCCACAAGCGTCGTCGCAAGCGCAAGCATGGCGGCGAAGCTGAGGGCGAGAAGGCTATGCACCACGCTGGCCGCAAGCCCCGCAAGAGCGGCGGCTCGTGCGAATCGAGCCCGTTCTCTTCGGCCCGTAAGGGGGAGTTCCCCAAGGGTCGCAAGATGGACGGTGAAGTTGAGTAAGGCTTAGGCCTTAGTCCACGAAGCGAACGGGGGCGTAACAGCCCCCGTTTTGCCATCGGAGATGGCGATGTCTGATACATGGCAGAAGAAGGCTGGTCAGTCTTCGAAGGGTGGCTTGAACGAGAAGGGGCGCGCGTCCCTGCGTGCCGAGGGCCACGACATCAAGCGGCCGGTAACGGCCAAGGAAGCGAGCCACAGCCCTGAGGCTGCGCAGCGGCGCGAGAATTTCCGGACCCGCATGTGCGGCATGAAGGAGAAGCTGACGTCGTCGAAGACGGCTCATGATCCGAACAGCCGGATCAATCTCGCACTCAAGCGGTGGGACGTGAAATGCTGAAGAAGCCATTCTGGGACAAAGACGCCCCCAAAGACGTGATGCACAAGCATCTGGACCGCGAAGGCGTGAAAATGGCCAAGGCCAAGGCTCGCGCCGCTGGACGACCGTACCCAAACCTAGTAGATAATTTGGCTGCGTCCAGAGCAGGACACACGAAGGGAAAATAATATGCGCCCGATTACTGTCACAGTGGGTCCGCTCGCCACGCCGAGTGCGAACGCTATCTGTCTCTCTCAGACACCGAACTCGACTTTTACGCTGAACGGCTCGCTGGTTTCTGGCGGCGTTGCCGTTATGGACACCGCCCGGCGCGTCCTTTTCACCACCACCTCGGCCAGCGACAACGGCAAGACCGTGACGCTCGTGGGGTCGGACATCAACGGCGCTCCGATCACCGAGGTGCTGACCCTCGTCAACGCCAACAGCGTGACGACGGCGTACACCAATCTCGACTACTCGAAGGTCTCTTCGATCACGATGGGGTCGGCTGCCGCCGGCGCGATCACCGTGGGTACGAACAACGTGGCCTCGTCGATGTGGGTCCGGCTGGACGAATGGGCCTCGGCCCAGACCTCGATTCAGGCCACCGCGAGCGGCACCGTCAGCTACACGGTGCAGCAGACGATGCAGGATCCCAACAGCCCGACAAACCCCGTCTCGCCGTATCAGGTGGCTTGGATCAACATCTCGGATCCGAACATGGTTAACGCCAGCGCCACGATGCAGAGCACCTACGTCTCCACGCCGACCTTTGCCAAGGTCACCCTCAACAACGGCTCGGGCTCGGTCACCGCGATCTTCGCTCAGTCGGGCGTCGTTCCGTTCTAATAGGGGTTATAGCTTATGTCCGGCTTTTCGGGTTCTCCTTCCAATCTCACTGCTGACGCGAGCGCGATTGCCTCGGCGCCGCAGCGTCTGCGCGACAACCTCGGCAAGCTCGAGGTCTCCGAAGTCCAGAACCTCTTCGAGGCCGACTTCGAGTACAGCGCGCAGCCGATGCGCTGGGAGCAGTACACCTCGGGTGGCGCGACCATTTCGGCCTCCTCGACCCTCGGCGGCGTGGTGATGAGCGTGACGTCGGCTTCGGGCGACGTGGCCATCCGCCAGACCCGTCCGTATGTGCGCTACCAGCCGGGCAAGACGCTTTACATGTCGAGCGGCTTGCAGTTCGGCGCCGCGGTGGCCAACCAGCGTCAGCGCCTTGGCTTTTTCGATGACGGCAATGGCGTCTTCTTCGAGCAGGGCGACCCGACCGCGGCGAACCCGAGCGGCATGACCGCCGTTTACCGCACCGACAACGGCGGCAACGGCGTCAGCGAGACCCGTATTTATGCCAACAGTTGGAGCGACCCGCAGGGCGTGTTCCGCGGCATCAACCCGATCACCGGCGTCTTCAACGTCAACAACATCCAGATGTGGTGGGTGGAGTTCGCTTGGTACGGCGCCGGCCTGCTGCGCTGGGGCGTGCTGATCGGTGGCGAGCCCTACGTGCTGCATCAGATCGGTATCGGTAACCTGCCCGGCCAGCTCGTTGCTTGGTCGCGCACGGGCAACCTTCCGATTCGCTATGAGCTGCGCAACATCGGTCCCTCGACCGCTGGCTCGATGACCCACTTCGGTGTGTCGGTGCTGGCCAAGGGCAAGATTGATACGCAGCGCGGCTTCACCTACGGCTACGGCATGGCCGCTGGTACGCCTGTGCGCGCCCCCGGTGCCTCGGCTACCCGCTACCCGCTGCTTTCGATCCGCTACCGCACAATGGGCACGCTGGAATACGGCGTCGATACGAACTACTCGGGCGCGAACGGCACCCTGCCGACTGGTGGCGCAGCCATCACTGGCTCGACCGTGCTTGCAGCCCAGATCGCGACCTCGACGATCAGCGGCACAACCCTCACCGTCGGCTCGGTCACTTCGGGCACCGTGGCGGTTGGCCAGCTTGTCGCCGGCACCGGCGTTGCCGCGGGCACAGTGATCCTGTCGGGCAGCGGCTCGACATGGACCGTGAACGTCTCGCAGACCGTGGCCTCGACCACGATGTACATGACGGCCGGCACCGTGATCACCGTGTCCGGCACGCCTTGGACGGCCAACCAGTGGCAGGGCAAGTACGTGTGGTCGCGCGGCACAACGGCCTCGGCCGCCAGCTTTACCGCCGCCGCCAACGTGGTGACTGTGACGACCTCGTCGGCGCACTTCCTGACCACGGGCAAGATCCTGACTTTCGCCGGCGGTACTTTGAGCACAGGCTCGCCGAACGGCGTCTTCCCGATCACCGTGACCGGCCCGACGACCTTCACCTATAACGTCCCGAGCGGCTCGGGCACGCCGGGCGGTACGCTGACCTACACGCAGGGTCTGGGTCCGATTGGCCGCATCGCCTCGAACACCACCAACACCCTCACTGTGGTGGACAACGTGCTCGGCTCTCTGCCGATTGCGTTCACGGCCTCGTGCTCGGGCACCACCTTGACGACAACCGGTAACCCCGCGCTCGTCGCTGGACAGAACGTGTTCTCCTCGACCGGCGTGTCGCTGGGGACCATTGTCAGCGGCTCGGGCAACTCGTGGGTTGTGTCGCTGGGCGGCACCTACGCCTCGCAGACGATGACCACAGCCGGCATTCCGTACCCGATGGTCGCCCAGCCGGGCGCCAGCGCGAACTACATCATCGGCCTGATCGACCGTGGCCAGATCCTGCCGCAGACGCTGAGCATTTACTCGAGCGCCAACTGCACGCTGGAACTGATTGCTTCGACCTACCAGTCGCCGGTGACGCTGACGGGCGCGTCGTTTAGCACGATGTACTCGCTAGGCTCGCTGAACAGCTTCACCGAGCGCGACGTGAGCGCCACGGCGCTGAGCGGCGGCGAAGTCGTCTATAACTCCCCACTGCCTTCGGGCGGTCTGCAGGCGTTCGACCTCACCAACTTCTTCCCGCTGTACAATACGGTGCAGGGCAACATCCCCGACATCCTGACAGTGGCCATCACGACGCCTTCCGGCTTCGGTACGAACACGGTCGGCGCCAGCATCATCGCTCAGGAAGCGATGTCGTAAAGGACGGTAAATGACGGCGAGCGGGACATACACGTACAATCCCTCGCTTGGCGAGCTGACTCTCTATGCCTTCAATCTGTGCGGGATCCGGAACACGGAGATCGTGCAGGAGCATATGGAGTCGGCCCGCATGGCCTCCAACCTGCTGCTCGGTCGCTGGAGCAGTCAGGGCGTCAACCTGTGGATGGTCAACCAGCAGACGATCCCGCTGGTGGCTGGGCAGGCGACGTACAGCCTGCCGTCGAACAACATCGTCATGCTGGACACCTATATCCGCACGACGGACAGTTCAGGCAACAGCACCGACCGCCTGATCCTGCCGATGAGCCGCTCGGAGTACGCCTCGTACCCGAATAAGGCTCAGGAAGGCTTCCCGACGACCTACTGGCAGGATCGCCTGATCTCGAGCACCGTGACGCTGTGGCCCGTTCCTGACGGCTCTCAGACGTCTCTGGTGTTCTATCAGGTCTGCCAGATCGACGATGCGAACTTCTCGAACGGCCAGACGGTCAATGTCCCCGTCTACTTCCTCGAGGCCTTCGCCTACGGGCTTGGGCAGCGTCTGGCGACGATTTGGGCGCCTGAGAAGGCTGCCGGCCTGAAGGGGCTGGCCGACGAGGCATATCTCATCGCTGCAGCTCAGAACGTCGAAACCTCGGCCTTCTACATCTCACCGGGCATCACTGGTTATTATAGGACGTAAGCTATGGCGTATGCTTCGAGGGCGGGTAAGGCCAGAATCAGCGCCAGCAACCCGCAGGCCTTGGCCATTTGCGACCGTTGCGGCTTCACGTACAACCACGTCAATCTGCAGTGGCAGTTCGACTGGCGCGGATCGACCCTGCAGAACACGCGGATCTTGGTCTGCAGGGAGTGTCTGGACGAGCCTCAGGAGCAGCAGCGCGCGATTGTCGTGCCGGCCGACCCTGTGCCGATCAACAACCCCCGCGTCGAGAACTGGGCTGATGCCGAGACCGACTACCGTGCCACCTCGTCGGTGCCCACGATTGACCCGACCACTGGCCTGCCGGTGTACACGGTCAACCAGTTGGTCACGCAGGATGGTCAGAACCTGACGACGCAGCCCTACGGGCCGCCGACAGGGACGCGCTCCTCGCCGGCTATGCCAGCCTTCGGCGAGGGTAATTATTTTCCGCCGCTGTCGCTTCTCTCGGTCACCGGCGACGGGAACTACACGGTCAGCATCACGCTGAGCGCGCCGCACAACCTCGTCACGAACAATCAGATCACGGTCGATGCATCGTCCTCGGCAAATGCCAATGGCACGTACAGTGTAACTGTGGTGTCCGCGGTGGCATTGACCTATCTGACCAACAAGACAGTCCCCTCCGGCTCCTTGCTGACGGGCACCACTCTGGTGTATCCTGTCAATATCGGCCTTCCGTACAACTACGCTCAGCTTCCGCAGACAGGGATCTAGTCAATGGCGAACATCACAATCCCCAATCTGCCTCCTGTCATTTCTTTGAACGGCACGGAGATGATGGAAGTTGTTCAGAGCGGTACTTCGAGCCGCATGACAGTTTCCCAGCTCTCGCTGTTCATTGCGTCCTACACGGCCGGTCCGGGGCTGACGCTGTCCGGCACCCAGTTCAGCATCACCAACACCGGCGTGACCGCGGGATCCTACACCGTCCCGAACTTCACCGTGAACGCGCGTGGCCAGATCACGGCCATCTCGAACGCCTCGACCACGGGCTCGGGAGCTGTGGTGCTGGCTACCTCGCCGACGCTTGTGACACCCGCGCTGGGCACGCCCTCGGCCGCCGTCCTGACCAACGCGACCGGCTTGCCGCTCTCGACCGGTATCACTGGCACGCTGAGCGTCTCGAATGGCGGCACTGGCACTGGTACGGCGGCTACCAACGGCCAGTTGCTGATTGGGAACGGCTCGGGCTTCACGCTCGCTACCCTGACTCAGGGCAGCGGCATCACCATCACAAACAGCGCGGGCGGGATCACCATCGCGGCCACCTCTTCGGGCGGCACCGTCACCTCGGTCAATGCGTCTGGCGGCACGACCGGCATGACGTTTACCGGTGGCGCGATCACCACCAGCGGCACGCTGACAATGTCGGGCACGCTGAATGTGGCGAATGGCGGCACCGGCGCCACAACGCTTGCCGCCAACGGCCTTCTGCTTGGTAACGGTATTTCGGCCCTGTCCTCGGTGTCGGTTGGTACCACCGGTCAGGTGCTGGTCGGGAACACGAGCGCGGCTCCGACTTGGTCCACGCTTTCGAGCATCGCCGTCACCACGTTCAGCGGCGGCACGACTGGCCTGACCCCTTCGTCGGCTACATCCGGCGCGATCACCCTTGCGGGCACCTTGGCTGTGGCCAATGGGGGCACCGGCCTTACGACCTTGACCTCGAACTACCTGTACAAAGGTGCAGGTACCTCGGCGCTGGCTCAGTCCGTGGTCTATGATGACGGCACCAATGTCGGCATCGGGACGAGTTCGCCCAGCTATAGGCTGGATGTGTCGGCGACCGGAACTATTTCCGGTCGCGTGAAGACTAGCGGTGCCCTTAACGCATTCTACATGGAAGACGCAGGCACCACGGCCGGCTCGCTTTACATTGGCTCTGTGGGCAACGACTGGCGCGTTGTCACAGGCTCTAATGAAAATCTTCGCGTTACTTCTGGCGGCAATGTCGGAATTGGGACGACTTCGCCCAGTTACAAGCTGGATGTGGCTGGCGCGGGCATGCGCCTTGGGGTCGGCGGCACGGCCGCCAGTAACACCACCTTTATCATCAACGCGACGAACAACGCTGCAAATGGCGGCGCGATTCAAGGCCAGCAGAACGGCTCGGCCACTTGGTTTATTGGGGACGCAGCGGCGGCAGTGGGTAGCGGAACTGGCTACATCACTTATGTTTACGGCGCGAACCCCGCCATCTGGTATACCAATGGCTCCGAGCGCATGCGCGTTGACTCCAGCGGCAACGTCGGCATTGGCACCTCGTCGCCGAGCACCTTCGGCCTTCTCGCTGCCGTCAAGAACGCCACGGGTGTCACCACGGCCGCAGTCTCCAACTCGAACGCTGCCACCAACGACGGCGCGAAGTTTTCCAGCTTCTATAGCACGACCGAAGTGGCCAGTATTGGCCACTACTGGAATGGTTCGACGTTTATTGGCAGGCTGTACTCCTACGGCGACCTGACGTTCCTTGGGACCGCCACGCCGACCGAATTGATGCGCCTGACTGCCACAGGCAACCTCGGCATCGGAACCAACAATCCGGGCGGCAAGTTCGATGTCGGCGGCGGCCTTTTCATTGTGGCCTCCTCCGGCTCGATCACCTCGTCCTCACTGGCTGACGCCGTGGGTTACAAGGGCATGCCGCAGAACTCTCAGACTGCGTCCTACACGCTTGCCCTCACCGACATGGGCAAGCACATCTCGATCACCACCGGCGGCGTGATTATCCCTGCCAACGGTTCGGTGGCGTTCCCAGTTGGCGCGACCGTCGTTGTCTTCAACAACAGCGGCTCGAACCAGACGATCTCGATCACTACGGACACGCTGCGGCAGGCCGGCACGGCCAATACCGGCAGCCGCACGCTGGCCCAGTACGGCCTCGCCACGCTGGTCAAGGTGTCATCGACTGTCTGGGCAATCAGCGGCGCGGGCGTCTCGTAATGACCGGGATCCTCTGCGCCATCGCAGGAGCGGTCACCAGCTTTACCCCCGTGACCAACACCTACACGAGCGGCTCGGGCACCGAGACGATCCCGACCGGTGCGTCACAGGTGGTGATCGAGGTCTGGGGCGGCGGCGGCGGCGGTGGCCGAGGATCCAACAACTGTATCGGTATCCCCGGCGGCGGTGGTGGCGGCGGCGGCTACGTCAAGAAGACCTACGCGCTGACTGGCGGCAACGCGGGGCAGACCTTCACCTATTCAGTCGGCGCGGGCGGCGCGGGCGGCACAGTCAATAACGGCACGGCAGGCAGCAATAGCACCTGCGTGCAGGGCACTTTCAGCACCGCTACGTCTCTGACCGGTGGTGGTGGCGGTGGCGGCGTGGCGGGCGCGAGCGGCGGTAACCAAGGCACTGGCGGCACAGCCAGCGGCGGCGACACCAACACGTCCGGTACGGGCGGCGCAGCCGGCACACAGGCCGGCGGTGCCTCGCCCAATGGCGGCGGAACGCAGAACACGGCCGCTGCCGCCGGTAACCCTCCGGGCGGTGGCGGCGCGGGTAGCAACTTCGGCGCTCCTCCGGGGACTGGCGGCGCGGGCGCCACGGGCACAGTAAAGTTCAGCTACACATGATCCCGAAGCAGAAATTCGTGCGCCGAGGCGACAAGATCGCGCTTCTCCTCCACTTTGAAGATGGCGACGTTCTTGAGTACCACGAGCACACCCCCGACAACTACCACGACGTGGCCGTGGATGGGGGCAGTGTCCGCATTGCAGGCGAGAACCTTGAGTGGTTCATCGACGTCAACGAGGGCGAGCTCTGCGTCCTGCCAGACGACAGGCAGAGCCACCAGATCATTTCCCTTTCGGGGCACGCGGTTGTCGCGAACGTCTACCGGACTTACAGGCCACACCTTGAGCGCATGATCGGTCAAGACTGGGCATAGGAGAAGAACATGAGCGTCATCACTTGGGACATCGTGAAAATGGAGTGCTCTCCGCAGCACGATGGGCACGATAAGGTGGTTTCCACCTGCCACTGGACGCTCAGCGGCACGGACGGCACCTATTCGAGCTACGCCTACGGTGCCACGCCCATCGCGTATGAGGCGGATGATGCCTTCACCCCCTATGAGAGCCTGACCAAGGATCAGGTGATCGGATGGGTGAAGGAGGCGCTTGGCAACGAACGGGCCGCCGCGTATGAAGCGTCTGTGGCGGCCCAAATCGATATTCAGGCCAACCCTCCCATTGTCAGCCCGCCACTTCCTTGGAGCGAATGATGAACGTCACCCTTACCCTTGATCTGGACTCCGCCAACGACATCGTCAACGTCCTCGGCCAGCTTCCGACCGCGAGCGGCGCCTTTCCGCTGATGCAGAACGTCAAGATGCAGATCGACATGGCCGTCGCTGCCTCGAAGGCTCCTGCAGCAGAAGTCGAAGCGCCGCACGCTGAAGAACCCGCGGCCTAAGCAAGCTGGCGCCTTCGCCTTTTTCTTGGTAGAAGGGCGGAAATTGAAAGGCGAGACATAGTAAAGTGACGACGCCGCAGACAACTCCGCTGACCTATAATGGGTACGTCGCGCAAGTGGCGACGATGGCTGTTGTCAATTACGGGACGATCACCAACGTCAGTTCGAACTCTATTGTGGTCGGTACGGACACGAGTCCGACATCGCCCACCTCGCCTTTCAACACCATCCTTCCGCAGATGCTGAATTACGCTGAGCTTCGTATTCAGCGCGATCTGGACCTTCTGCCGTCCCTCACCTCGAACACCTCGTATTCCCTGACCGCGGGATCGAACCTCCTGCAGTTGCAGACGAACGACTTCGTGACGGTGCAGACCGTCAGCATCCTGAACGGCACAGCCAACACCCCGCTGGTGCCGACGTCGAAGGAATACATCCAGAACACCTACAACGACTCGTCGTCGCTGGGCACGCCCCGCTTCTTCGCGATGTATGGCGGTGATCTGACCACGGGCGGCACGGCCTACAACAACATCATTGTCGGCCCGTACCCAAGCGTTTCGTATCCCCTGACGATTACGGGCACCGTGCGCCTCAAGACCCTGTACCCGGCAGTCGGCAGCGACGGCTGGCCGACTCTGGGCACCGGCACCACCTTCATCAGCACGTACTATCCGGACATGCTGCTGATGGCGAGCATGATCTACATCAGCGCCTACCAACGCGACTTCGGCGCCGTCGGCAACGACACCCAGATGCCGGGCACCTACGAAGCCCAGTACGAAATGCTGCTCAAGGGATCGTCCACCGAAGAGGCCCGCAAGAGGTTCGCCTCGGCCGGCTGGACATCGATGGCACCGGCCCCAGCCGCCTCGCTGCCGAGGTAGGGCCTATGGCATATTCGAGCCTCAAGCTTCTGCCCGGCGTCAACGAGAACACGACGCCGGCCCTCAATGAAGCTGGCATTTCCTATAGCAACCTGATCCGGTTCATCTCTGATGGCCACAACGGCGCGCTGCCGCAGAAGCTGGGTGGGTGGACGGCCTACTACCAGAGCTCGACCTCGCCGATTGCGATGGCCTCGATCACCCGCGCCCTCTGGCCGTGGGAGGACACGAACGCGGTCACCCACCTCGCCGTGGGCATGCAGAGCTACGCCAACAACACCTCGAACAATGCGACCTTCACCGCGACCATCGCGGCCAGTTCGTCGTCGCTCGTGGTCAGCAGCGTCTCGAGCGGCACGATCTACGTCGGCATGACTCTGGGGACGATCACCGGCGGCACCTTCTCTTCGCCAACCACAGTCACGATCACGGGGCAGGTGTCGGGCACCTCTGGCGGCGCTGGCACGTACTCGCTGAGCCAGACCAATACCGGCGGCGGCTCGGCCTCGGTGACGACCGCGGCGGTGTACACCAACAACGCCCTGCTGAACGTCATCACCAACGGCTCGATGTTGTCGAAGACGCCGCGATACATTGCCGACAACGTGACCCCGACCGTCTCCTCGACGGCCGGCAGTACCTATTTCGTCATCACCGACAGCACGACGACCGGCATCACCCAGTACGACACGGTCTACATCGCCACCCCGATTGCGGTCGCTGGCGTGGTGCTGTTCGGCCTCTACGCGTGCGACCCGAACGGCTACCTGAGCAGCACCCAGTACACCATCCAAGCCGCGAACATTCTGGGTTCGCCGCAGGCGGCCACGCTGACAGCCGCGACCTCGAGCTTCACCGCCTCGATCACCGGCGGCGTGATGACCGTCACAGGCTCTCCTACGGGTACCATTCAGGTCGGCCAGACCCTCTCGGGCACTGGCGTCCCGGCCGGCACCGTGATCCTGTCGGGCAGCGGCACTTCGTGGACCGTCAACACCTCCACGGCCGTCTCGAGCACGACCATCACCGGCGCCCCTGTGACGCTGCCGCTGTTCACCGTGGCGTCGGGATCCTCGAGCGTCACCGTGACGCTGCCGAACCACGGTTATAGCGTCGGATCGACCTTCCCCGTCCTCGCCTCGACCACCGTGGCCGGCGTGACCTTCTACGGGAACTATGTCGTCACGTCGGTGATCGATACGGCCGACTTCACCATCGCGCCGAACTTCACCCCCGCCTCAAGCGGCACGGGCTATCTGAACAACGGCAACGCCCTCTACATCTATGGCTACGGCGTTGGATCGACCCCGACGACGACCGGTTACGGCATCGGCGGCTATGGCTCGGGCGGCTACGGCACCGGCTCGAGCGTCGTCGCCTCGACGGGCTACGCAATCCCGGCCGTGGACTGGACGCTGGACAACTGGGGCGAGATCCTCGTGGCCTGCCCGATCATGCCTTCGACGCAGAACATCGCTTGCGCGTCGTTCTCGGGCACCGGTTCGGTCGGCGCCATCACGCTCTCGCAGTACCTTGCCTCGCCGATCCCGGTCGGCTCGCAGATCACGCTGTCTGGCTGGTCTCCGAGCAGCCTGAACACCGTCCAGACGGTGACTGCATCGACCACCAATACCATCAGCTTCTCGACCACCACGACCACCGCCACCGTTGTGGGGACCGTGACGTGGAGCACCGCGCCTTACCAGCCGATCTATCAGTGGAACCCGCTTTCCTCGTCATCGACGGCGACGGTCATCCCGAACGCTCCGCCGGTCAACGACGGAATGTTCGTTGCGATGCCTCAGCGCCAGATCATTGCTTGGGGTTCGACCTTCACCGGCATTCAAGATCCGCTGCTGATCCGCTGGTGCGACGTCAACAACTTCAACTCATGGGTTGGCACGGTCACGAATCAGGCCGGCTCGTACCGCCTGCCCAAGGGGTCGAAAATCGTCGGCGCGATGCAGGGTCCGCAGCAGGGCCTTGTCTGGACCGACCTCAACCTCTGGGCGATGCAGTACGTCGGCCAGCCGTATGTCTATAGCTTCAACGAGATCGGCTCGAACTGCGGCCTGATCGCGCGCAAGGCCGCTGGGTCGCTGAACGGCGTGGTCTACTGGATGGGGCCGACGCAGTTTTACAGGCTGTCTGGCGGCGGCGTTGAGCCGATCCTGTGCCCGATCTGGGACGTGATCTTCCAAGAGCTGGACAACAGCAACAACGGCGCGAACCTATACAAGATCCGCACTGCGGTGAATGCCCGCTTCGAAGAGATCACATGGTACTACCCGACCGTGTCGTCGGGCGGCGAGGTCACGGCCTACGCCAAGTACAATTCCGCGCTCAACATCTGGGACTATGGCACCCTTGGCCGGTCGGCGTGGATCGACCAGTCGGTTCTCGGCGCCCCCATCGGCGCGGATCCCCAGAGTCTTTACCTTTATCAGCACGAGACATCGAACGACGCGGCCGGCACGGCCATGCAGTCTTCGCTGCAGACGGGTTATTTTGCTATCTCAGAGAGTGATGAAAAGGCCTATGTCGATCAGGTCCGCCCGGACATGAAGTGGGGCTTCTTCGGCGGCAGCCAGAACGCAACGGTCAACCTGACTTTCTACGTGGCCGACTATGCCGGCCAGACGCCGCAGGTCTACGGCCCCTACGCGGTGACGCAAAGCACCCAGTACATCTCGCCGCGCTTCCGCGGACGTCTGGTCTCCGTCGGCGTTTCAAGCAACGACGTTGGTTCTTTTTGGCGACTTGGTAATATCCGCTACCGCGTGACGCAGGATGGGAAGTTCTGATGACGGCATCGGTTACAGATATTCTGACCGCGATGAAGAACGTGGTGGTCGCTTTGTCAAACATCGCGACCAATGTTCTTTCGCTGTACAACAACATCGCCACCGTTTCTCTTTTCGAGGGCGCTGCGACTACTTCGACATCGGTCCTGTACACTGCGAATAGTGCGACAAATTCGCATGTGAATACGATCAACATCTGCAACACGGCCGGAACCTCGGCGACGTTTTCGCTGTACATCGTCCCCTCGGGCGGCACGCCTTCGGCCTCGAACGCGATCTTCTACAACTGCCAGATCTTGGCCAGCACGACCACGCTCTGGACTGGCGTTTTGGTGATCCCCACCGGCGGCACGCTGCAGGGCAGCGCCTCGGCCGCCACGGTAACGTTCTCGATTGCTGGGGGCAGCGCAACATGAGTATTACCTCATTTCCTCCCGCACCGGTCTCGACGTCCAGCTCAGTCGCGGCACCTTGGTACATGCAGGTGGCCCGCGGCCTCGTCCCCGGCTGCTCGGAGGTCAATATCTATGGCTTTCAGAGCGCGTTGCCCTCCAGCAGCGGCGCAACCTATTACCCGGTCTGGGAAAACGCGACCGCGTACACATATCCCGCATCGGCTACGACTATGCTCTTGTGGTCGTCGTCGGCGTCTGACACCAACGTGTCGATTCTGATCCAAGGCCTCGATGCTTCGTACAATCAAATTTCCGAAACGCTGACGTTGACCAACGGAACGACGGGCGTGACAACGGTCAACAGTTACCTGCGGATCAATGGCATCCAAACCTCTGGTTCCGTCAACGCGGTCGGCACCATCAACCTCGGCAATGCCGGGAAAACAGTTCAATACGCCGAAATCACGGTCGGCAATGGCAAGAGCCAGATGATGGTGTACACCGTGCCGAATGGGTACACCTTTTACCTGACGCGCTCGAACGCCTACTCCAGCCTGAACGGCAACACCGCAGGAAACTACGCCAATTACCGCGTGCAGACCTTCACCTCGACAGGCCTCGTCCAGACGGTACTGCAGGCCCCGTTCACAACCAACTACCAGACTCTTCGCGTCTCTCCTCGGGCGTACCCGCAAAAAACCGACATTCAATGGCAGGCTGCGGGCAATCCCGCTTCCGGCACCTTTTCTGTCGGCATCGGCGTCGAGGGCGTCCTGATCTCCAACACGGCCGCATAAGGAACACGTCATGCCTCTCAAGAAGGGCTCAAGCCAGAAGACCATCAGCAAGAACATCGCCGAGATGGTTCGCGCCGGTCACCCGCAAAATCAGGCGGTGGCGGCAGCCCTGAACGTGGCGCGCAAGGGCCGCGCGGCGGGCGGCGGCATGCCCGACGACAGCCAAGAGGGCACAAGCTCTCAGACCGTGCATGTCGGCCCGATCCACAGCTCCGTGGCTGGCCGGACAGACCACCTGCCGATGCACGTCCCTTCGGGCTCTTACGTGATCCCCGCCGACATCGTCTCGGCCGCAGGTGAGGGCAACACGATGGCCGGCTTCCGCGTCATGCGTCGGATCTTCGGCGGCATCCCCTACAGTGGCAAGGCGATGCCCTATGGCCAGTCAAGCTCCCCGTACAATGAGCCGCTGCCCGGCAAGGCCGCAGGCGGCGTTGCGACAGTCCCGATTGTGGCCGCTGGCGGCGAGCACGTCGTTTCGCCTGAGCAGGTGATGCGCATCGGCGACGGCGACATGGAAACTGGGCACCGAGTGCTCGACGAATTTGTGAAGCGCATGCGCAAGGAGACTGTGAAGACCCTGCAGAACCTGCCCGGACCGAAGAAAGACTGATATATTTGGAGATGAAAATGACTACTTCTTATGACGATATTGTCGTCCGAGTGGGGACGCCTGAAGACTTGAATCAAATTGTCGAGATCGCGCTCCAAGGCGCAGAAGAAAATGCTTTCGTGAAGTCGAACCCAGAGAAGCTGATCGAAGACTTCTGGCACGGTTTGGTCCAAGATCACGGGATTGTCGGAGTCATCGGCAAGCCCGGAGATATTATTGAAGGCGTGGTACTTCTACGCCTCGGCACAATGTGGTATTCGGATGTGCCGGTGATCGAGGAAAAGGCGGTTTTTATTCGCCCCGAGTACAGAAGTGCAAAGGGTGGAAGGGCTCGGAGACTTTGTGAGTTCTCCAAGCAAGTCGCAGATTCTCTTGGTCTACCCTTGATCATCGGGGTGGTGTCGAACCAGCGTACTGAAGCAAAAATTCGCCTTTACAGGCGACAGTTTGGTGAACCGGCCGGGGCGTTCTTCCTTTACGGGGCGAAGACCGGGGAACTGCAGTGACGGAGAAGTAAGTAATGTGCGGTAAGTCGTCACAGAGTACACAGACGGTCTCGATTCCGCCAGAGGTGCTTGCCCAGTACCGGGCCGTCACTGAGCGCGCCAATCAGATCGATCAGCAGGCGTTCCAGCCGTACTCGAACGACCCGAACGACTTTGTCGCGCCGCTCAATCAGACCCAGAACTACGGCATTGCCAACACAAACGCCGCGGCCAATCAGGCTCAGCCCTATTACGGGGCGGCCACCAACTACGCGCTTGCTGGCGGCAATGCCGTTAATCCCACCCAAATCGGCGCGCAGCAGATCGGCCAGTACATGAACCCCTTCTTGGGGACTGTGGTCGGCAACACCGCCGCGCTACTCAACCAGCAGCAGCAGGCCCAGATGTCGGGCCAAACCGGCAACGCCATTCAGCAGGGTGCCTTCGGCGGCGACCGCGCGGGCATCGCCGCGGCGAACCTCGCAGGCCAGCAGCAGTTGGCCTTTGGCAACGCTATCTCGCCGCTGCTGACGCAGGGCTACAA